TCTTTCTTAAAACGCGTTTAGAACTTGGACGTTTAGTAAACTTAGGCTTATGTTTTTCATAAGCAACTGGAGACCATGTAACTTTTTTAAGTCTTTTACCACCAGTTTGTTGATAATTTTTATTCATATTTCTCCTTCTAAATTATTTCTTGATTTGTATTATATCATATGTTATAATCGGAGTCAACATTAGAAATTAGAATGTATAAATTTAAAACGAAGCCGTATGAGCATCAGAGAGATGCTTTAAAAAGATGCTGGAACAAGGAAGCGTTCGCCATCTTTGCTGAGATGGGAACCGGCAAGACCAAGATTGCATTGGATAATGCATGCATACTTTACAACCAAGGAAAAATTGACAGACTATTAGTTGTCGCTCCGAAAGGGGCGTACATGACCTGGGCAGACCAAGAAATTCCCGCGCATGTTCCGGACTATGTTGAAAAGAAAGTAGTGGTATGGAGACAATCCACTAGCCAGAAATACATGTCAGAATTAAGGTCCATGATGAATAATGATTTTAAGCTAAAGATCATGGTCATGAATGTTGAAGCATTTTCCACCAAGAAAGGAGTGGATTTCGCCAAGCTTTTTTTAATTGGAAGATCAATGATGATCGTGGACGAAAGCACAACAATAAAGAATCCAAAGGCAAAAAGAACCAAAGCCATACACGCTCTTCGTGATGAAACAAAATACAGAAGAATTTTAACAGGATCTCCAGTAACACAGTCTCCACTTGATTTGTGGGCGCAGATGGATTTCCTGGATCCTTACATATTGGAGCAATCAAGCTATTACGCATTTAGAACAAGATACGCCGTTATTGTGACAGCCAATGCGGCTGGAGGAACTCATACTTATCAGAAGATACTTAAATTCAAGAACTTAAAGGAACTAGGGGAGTTGGTATCGCCCCATTCCTACCGTATATTAAAGAAAGACTGTCTCGACCTGCCAGATAAGGTATATGTAAAGCGCTACGTCGAACTAACGGATGACCAGAAAAAAGCCTATGCCCAAATGAAAGAAAATGCATTGGCCACTCTTAATGGGTCGTCAGCCACGGCGTTCAATGTACTGACGCAACTGATAAGGCTTCATCAAATTACCTGCGGCCACATGGCCACGGACAGTCATGACATCATTGACATTAAAAGCAACCGTCTAAACGAACTCATGCAGATTCTGGGAGAGAATTCAGGTAAGGTCATCATATGGGCCAATTACATCTATGACATTAACCAGATTAAAAAAGCGATTGAAAAGGAATTCGGGAATGATTCATACTGCACCTACTATGGTGCAACGTTGGCCAAGGACAGGCAGAAATGCATTAATGATTTTCAAGACCCTAATTCTCCCGTGCGTTTCTTTATTGGGAACACGCAGACTGGTGGTTATGGAATTACGCTTACAGCAGCCAGCACTGTCATATACTATTCAAATAATTATGATCTGGAGAAAAGAATACAATCAGAGGATCGTGCCCACCGAATAGGACAAATGAATAAGGTTCTTTACATTGATCTGGTGGCGAAAGGGACCGTCGATGTAAAAATCATACGATCCCTTCGAAACAAGGTCAACATCGCTAAAGAAATCAGCGGTGAAGAACTTATTACTTGGATTTAATTTTTATTTGTTTTGGTTTTTCGGACTCTGGTATATCACGGTGATACGCCACTTTTAAAAGACCGTCCTTCAGCTCTGCTCCATTGACCACAATGTGCTCATGAAGTCTGAAGCTTTTTTGGAAAGTTCTATCCGATATTCCTTTGTGATAAAAATCTTCTGATTTCTTTTCTTCCTTGCATCCATAAACATGCAAGGTTTGATCTTTAACTTCAACTTTCAAATCTTTCTCAGCGAACCCAGCCACAGCGAATTCAATGACACCTAAGTCATCCTTTTCTTTTATGTTGTATGGTGGATAAGTTGATACTCTTCTGAAATTGTCAAAAAAGTCGTTGTGAAAACCAAGAAAATGGTTTCGAATAATATCTAGCTCGTTCATAATTACCTCCTGTTAAGCAAGATTTAGTAGGACCCATTACGGCGTCCTGTATGTATTATATAATACTTTGGAGGTATAAGTCAAGCTTCTTCATGAAGGTATCGCAGGCACGTTGGAAATTGGCCCCCTCGAGCTCAAATCTCTGAAATGTGAGGTCCCTGGAGCACATAAGAATGACTCCCTGCTGAATGTCCGTGTCAAAAAGCTTGTTGTGAGCCTGGGCATACGCCGCAAGCTGCATGAGGTAGTCCTGCACCCACTCGCGCTTCTTAGGCCTGTTAGACTGCTTAAAATCGACGATTGTGGGCTTTCCCTTGTAAAGGCATACCATGTCCGTCGTTCCAGCGTACTTTTTGGGGTAATAGAGGTGAACCTCCGACCCCCACACGTCGGTGATGTCAGGGAAGGCTTTTTCAATGATCTTTTTAGCCATTTCCTCGGCTTTCTTCCCCGTCTTGGTGAGATCCTTGTATTTCTTTCCGTTCACAAAACGTTCTATATATAGGTGGAGAGCGGTTCCAATCTGGGTGGAATCCCGAATTATTTTCTCGGCTTTTTTCTCGCCAACTTTTTCACGCCACTTTTTCAGGAATGATTTGTCCTTCGTCTTGTTCAGTACGGAGGTGACTGATGGCAGACTCTCGCCATCCGGTGTAAGATACAGTCTTACATCCCCGTCTTCCCGTTTCAGATCTGCGTAATTATATTTCTTTATTAATTGCACGGTGCATTATAGCACATTAATCCTTTTTAGGGAACTGCAAAATCTTCGCTCCCTTGTTAGCTTCCTGCCGCTTCTGCCTCAGAAGGGCGAGGAGGTATTTCTCATGGTCCGTTGGGCCCCGCGTCTTTAAATTCTTTCCCGCCATCGCCTGGATCGCGTCCTTAATCATGTCATCCATGAAACCCTTCGACCACCAACCCTGACTGCCCATCTCCTGATGCCAGTCGTCCAGAGAGGCCCTCTTCTCCGGGTTCAATCTGTAGTAGTCCGCGACGTCCCTGAACATCTTGCGGTTCGGGACCTTGTGCCTTACGTAGTTCATGAAGGTTCCGGGGTATGGATCCAGGTATCGCTTGGAGCCTTCCGCTAACTGCATGGCTTGGGCAAGACGGGACTCCTCACTAAATCCTCCACTTCCCTCTTTTCCTCCTTTTTTATACCACCAACCAGGAGCGCCTTTATTTTGTAAAATTTCAACCGGACGTGCCTCCGGATATTTCTTTATGATCTCAAGGACGCGCCTCATTGCCGGGCGTCCCATCTTTCTTAAGAGCAGGTTGAGTATTCCGTACATTCATCACCCTGCGTTCTGCATTTGTTCTGCCATCTCGTGGGCGCGCGCAGGCGTCTGTTTGGCCCAGCGTGAATCCAGCATCTGGACGTGCGCTTCGAAATAATTCGGCGGATCCTCCCGAAGCGCTGCCCACATTTTTCTAAACTTGGAAACTCCCCTCCCCCCAAGCTGAAAAATCTGCTCACAGATGACGGTCTTCGCGTCATCCGAAATCTTTAAGTCCTTGCACATCTCATGCGTCTGATCAATGGCACTCTGTAAATCTTTTTCCAGAATGTCTTCCAGATATTCCTTGTCGTATTTTTTCCCGTCCTCCCAGTGGTCCTCCACGCATAGGTGGCCGAACCCCACGGTCCTTTTATTCAATGTATCGCGGTACACGACGTCCCGAAATCCCTCGTGTTTCTTGACTGACTCTAATAATTTATCATAGTTCATCCCATTATCCCCACGTAGGCGGCACGCATTATCAACGCCATGACGCCGAACGATACCGTCCACACGATCCTGAAGATCGTGTCAATCTTTCCTGAGAGGTGTGAGATGTGGTTGTCAAGCTTCTGGTTGATGAGCTTGAGCTGCCCCTCGATCTTGATGATGTCCTCACGGTTCTGTAACATTTTTTCCTCCGCCATTATGTCACCCAATTCCCTACTGTACCTGCTTGCAGTTGCCTGTAGTAGTCATCATATTCTTCTTGTGTTGTTGGTTCTTGAACTCCCCATTGTAAATCCCATTTCTTATTCTCCATATCTTTAACTTTTTTCCAAAGGTCTTGTTTTGATACTCCAAAATCAGGAGTGTTAAGAGGATTTCCCATCATATCTTTTTGACCTTGAGTCAACTCCGCCATTTGGTATTCATCCAAGCTTCCTATTCCTCTGTCGTTAGCCGCGTAGTCAATTCCTCTCGCGTCCAGATTTTGAATGAGCCTCCAGATATCAAGATCAGGATAATTCCTGAAAATTTCATCAAGATCTATCTTTGATTGTTGATCCCAATTAAACCGTTCATTCATGGACTCACTATAATAATTATCTTGAGGCTGCCACCCGAAGAAGTCCAGAATGTCATCGGAATACATCCCATGATCATAGTACAGCTTTCCTGTGTCGTGCAATCCTTTGCCAATATCTTTAACCCATTCAGGACTATTTCTTTTTATAGAAGGCCAAACACCATGCTGTTGTTCTTGCACTACATCATCAGGATTATTATATCCCCAAAACCAATTATCAGGATTTTCATTTTCGAATGAAGGTAAAGTATATCCAAACTTCTTGTCATACCCTCCTATGGTTGATTGTGGTCTTTCAAAGGCTTCAGGCATAAAAGCTCTTTCATCTTCAAATCTATCAAATTCTCCAAATCTTCCAATGTTATAGTCATCAGATACTTTTCCCGCTTGTAATGTTTCTTCAAAAGGATTTACCATTACATTACTCCTAGTACGCCCTTGTCCTTGGCGTTCTTCATGAAGGGGTTGTCATTGATTCCCTTCTGCGGCTCCGTGAACTTGCCGTCGTTCCCCATCACGGGGTTGCTGACGATTCCCCCCTCGTTCATTCCGCCATACTGGTTCGCCAACGCCGCGTCAGTGTCGCCTGTGTAGAGGGACGCCGCCGCACCTGGATTCATCACGTTGCTTCCTGTTATGGAAGACCCAAGCTCTGATCCGCTGCTGTAGGCTTCCGGAATCTGGTCAAGGTTCATCTCCGGTGGTGGAGCTCCTCCCCCTTTCCAAGGAGGTGCCGTCACGTAAGGGATGTCTCTTGCCTTATCCAGTCCCTGTCCTATTTTTCCTAGTATGTTAGGAAGCGCCTTGTTCATGTTGCCAATGGCTGTTGACATTGTATTCTTTGTTTGGTTTCTCATGTTCTGGTTTCTGCTGGCTGTTTCCATGTCCTTCATCGTCGCTGTCCATTCCTCATACTCATCCGGCATCGCCTGGATCAGCCTTTCAAAATTTCTAACTCGAAGAACTTCAGGAAGCGTGTCATCCATCGCATACGTCCAGTTTCTTATGCGGATTGGACTGGTTACAATCTTTCCTAGGTACCTGAACCCGAAGAAAGGCGCCATCGCTCCAACAGCTCCGAAGCTGGCGGCTCCTGCCGCAGAAGATCCATAAGCTGCAACGAATGCACCCAGTGGAGACCCCGATTTCATTGCGCCAGCCGGTCCTTGAAGGACTGTTGAACGCGCAAGGAACGTACTCTGCGCCGGCATTCCATACTTGAATACCCGGTCGAGAACCGTGGCTAGATTCTTAAAGTCCTCGAACTTAGGAAGCTGTGTCTGCACGGCCTTGATGTTTTCCCCGAAGATCTTTCCTGGTGCCCTTTCCGCTGCTTGTGTCAGCTGCGTGACTGGACCCCACAGGTCTTCGTAGAAGTTTTCCCATCTTCCCTTTGCGTTATTAAAAATCTTGTATTCCGTTACGACTGGCCCTGGGAGTGCTTCCTTGAAGAACTGCTGCATTCTTCCTCCGCTTTTTCCAAGTCCGAGTGCGTTGTTTAAAAGGTCGGGGTTGATGTACAAAATTCCTTCCACTTCTGAAATGGAATCGTCAATCAGCTTGGTTATATGGTGTCCCAATCCCTTATTGTAGGCCTTATCACCCACGATGTTCTTTAACGCCCTGAGGTTTTCCTTTATGAAGGCACCGGAATGCTTTCCTGCCGCCGTTGACTCAATGAGTGTGTCAAACATTTGCTGTCCTGCGCGTGAAGGATTATTTCCCACGACCACGTTGAACCCGTACCGCTTGACGTTCTGCATCGCCTTTCCGGCGTTCGTTCCCCACAATAACATGCCGTTGCTGAGGAAGTTCTCGTATTCTTTCCACAGCTTGGTCACGTTTTTGAATGGCGTGTTTCCTAAGCTTCCAATGTCCGTTTCAAACGCCTTGTAAAGCGCCTCGATGTCGTCGCCCAGCTGTCCTGTCTCCGCTGTTTTCTGCCAGCTCTTGCTCGCCCACGCATTGTCCATTTTTCTTTTCAGCTGATAGAATTCCCCGATGCTTCGTCGTCCTGGGTTGAGGATCGTTGTTCCCGTCTCCCATCCTTCCTCCGCCTTGAGGACATGCTTTCTAAGCCAGTTGGTGAATGGTCCGTAGGCTTTTCTCGCGTCTCCTGTCAGCTTGGAGGCACGGTGAAGAATTTCCTTCGTGGTTGCCACGAGTGCGTCGTCACTGATGATCGCGCCTGCACTCTTCGCCGCCTCGTAAATCTGCTTGTCGTAATTGACAGCCGCTTTCCTGAATCCTTCCGCCGACTTTCCTGAAAGTTTGAGGTAATCAACCCCCATTTCCATTGTGGTGATGTATGGCGCGAATCGTCCGAGCATGTTGATCGCACGAATTCTTTGCGCTTCACCAGCAAGTTGAACTCCTGCTCTTATTGGTCCGCCGAACGCAGGAACACGCTGGAAGGCGTTTACAAATGTGCCGATGTAAGGTCGTCCTGCCACTGAATATCTTGGCAGTGTAGTACCAGCAATTGTTTCCAAAGGTGGTAGCCATTCCTCGGATTTATTTGATGCCGGCCCAAGCCAGTTGAATGCCTTTGATTTCATCAGGCGCGTCGCCGCACCGCCGATGAAGGGAATGTTCATCTGAATTTTTTCCGTCACTGGAAGATTTCTTTCTCCGCTCGCCCAGATAGCTCCTGGTTTCTTTCCTACTTTTAGAATGTCCACAGGATCAAACTTTGCCAGTGCCTGTTCAGCCGCAAGTATTTCATGCGGTGTAGGGGCACCCAAGTCCTTCCATAACTCTCTTGATAATGGGTCGTCGCCTTTGTACAATTGTGATGCCGGTGGCGCCTTTTTCAATCCACCAGCTGCTCCGCCAATCCATTTAAGTCCTAAATACGCTGGACGCAATCCGAAAAATGCCGTGCTGATTGCGGCGTCAAACACCATCGCATCGACTGCGTTTTGAGTTCTCTCCGGTAAGGATGGCCTGTTGATTCCCTCGTCTCCAAAGGTCAGCGCCTCCGGTGTGAGTGCAAGAATTGGATTGACGATTGAATTCACTAGTCCGGATCGTTCCTTTGGATCCATCTTCATGTACGCCTTCGCCTTTCCGGCACGGTTCATGATGTCAAGCGCTATTTCATATCCGAAGTCCGCGGCGCCTACGCCGAGAGCTCCTCCAACGATCGCCCCTGCAGCACGGCCCCAGAATCCGCCTTTTCCTTTGACAAATCCCTTGCTCGCTCCCTGCATAAATTTCTTGACAAGTCCTAGATTGACTCCCTTGTTGAATCCCTTGATGCTTCCGTAGGTCCCAAGTCCCATATACCCAGCCGCTTCCGCAACGGGATAGGGATTTGGAGCGGTCGTGAACAGTCCTGCCTCATCATAGAGGGAATAGGTCTGCGCGCTCACTGGCGCGAAGTCCGCTTCCGTCAGTCCTGATGCCGCGAGAATGTCATTCTTCGCCTTAAGGACCATCTTTCTGTATTCATCTTTCTTTGCTTGATCATCTGTTTCGTCAATTCTTTTCTGCGCCTTATCAAAGATGATCCCCAGTCGGTCACGGACCTCGTCCTTCTTTTTCATGTAGGCCTGTGATTCTATCTGCCTTGCCTCGTGAATCTTCTTTTGCTCCGCGTTCATCAGCCATCTGTTTTTCTTTCCGAACGGCTGTCCTGGAAGAAGAACGTTTCCTAATGCCTGGAATGGTGCCAATGGAGCATCCGTTGCATACGGCTGGTTCCTCTGGATGATGTCCTGCGCTCCTGTGACAGGAATTCCCTGTTCAGAGACACTTGTAAAGGTCTCGTCCTCTGCTCCCGTAGGACCCTGTCCGAAGACGCTCTCCTGATATCGTTTAATAATCTCTTCGTTTGCCATAATTAATTAGTTGGATTAAATAATTGATCATAATAGTCTACCACTTCCTCATAACTCTTACTTGTTTCCGCGTTGTCCACTCCCACGACTGCGCCTAGGCCTCCTGCCCAGTCCCCGTAGGATGGAATGTCAATTCCTCGAATGTCGTGCCCGAAGGTGTTGTACATGCTGTTTCCCTGTCTCATTTCAAAATCACGCATGGTGTAATACTGCTGCGCCATTTCCTTCGCCCCAGGAACGTTGAAAGATTTAGGTGCAGGAATCTGTCCTGCTCTTGTTCTTGCATCCTCGCTTGGTATGAAGCCTGCCATGTCAAGTGCGCCCGTCATGTTAGTGTAAATCTCATTGTAGAGACCCATGTACTTTCCTATGACCGCCTCAGGGCTGTTAGATGCGTAGTCGAGAATTGAAGTCATTTGAGTTTCCTTAAAGGATCGTCTCAAAACATCCGCCAACATACGACCGGTTGGCTGACGGCTTCTTGCCAGCATCAGACCAAGGGTTGTCTCGAAGATTTCAAGCTGTGTTTTTCTCGGATCGAAGAGGGCTTTTTCGAGATCACTTTTAGTGAGGTATGCCGCGCCCTTCACCCCGTATTTTCCCGCTCTGTCAACGAAGACAGGCATGTTTCCCATGCCGGGGATTTCAACAAACTGGTCAGGGGTTGCCGCCTCCAAAACTCCCATGGACATTCCTGTAATGCCTTGACTGTTCATGCCGCCATCGGCGTTGATGGAATTGTACTCCGCTCCCTCGACTCCGTTTCCTAATATCTGATTATAAAATTTTCCTAATGAGCTGCTTCTGTTTACGGCGTAGGTGTCATCGCCAGTCTTCATCATCGCATCTTCGCCGAATCCGGCGCTGACCATCTTAGCCATGTCAGCCGCGATGTATGCCGTACCACCAAAGGTACGACCGAGGGCTCCTGGGTATCCAATGAGGGTGTTTCTTCCTTCAATCATCATTGGAAGAATGGTTGACGCCATTGCAGTTATGGGCCTGTTCAAGTAGCCTGCGAACTTGATCATCTGATCACGCTGCGCCTTGCTCAAGAGATAAGCTGATGACTGTTCACCACCCGGTGAAGTGATCCCAAACATACCCGGGCCAGTGCCGCTTGACGGCTGGAACGTGTAGCGTGGATATCCTAGTGCATTATTCTGGTCCATGAAGAAGTCCATCTCCGAGCTGTTCGCGCGGAACTGGCTCACGAGGTGCCTGTTCTTGATTATTGGTGCGCCGCTGAACTTGTCATACTGCAACGCTCCGTCCTTCATGTCATAAACATTGTCCCATACCGCAACGAAGTCACCTGTTCGCTTTCCGTCGTCCATCTGGGACATGTAGAGCTGCAACGCCGCCTGTCCTATTTCTCTCTCTGATTTTCCTTTCTCGACTCCCATCTCAAAAAGCATCGGTGCCGCCTGTATGCCGGCCTGTCCTACGATTTCAGTGAAACCGCGGAGGCCGGGATCATCTGACTTTCCCGCCATGAGCATTCCGCCTATCTGCATGAGAAGGGCGCTCTTCTGCATTCGCTCCCCTTTATCTCCGCTTCCGATGAACTGCCTTATGATGTCCTTGTACGCGTTGACGCGGATCACGCTGTCATTCTCCACGCTGTTGGCGTCCGGATTATTGGTTGCCGCGACCGTCGCGACTCCTGTCGCCGCCGCGTTTCCTTCGCTTCCGTCCGTGATGACGACGTCGTCCTGATTGTTCTTGTTTATTATTTCTGCTTCTTCTACTTTTTCTTCAATCACGGGCTTGTCAACAGGACCCATCTTTCCAGGAAGCGGAATTAATTGGGGACTTGTGTCCTCCTGCACGGCTTCAAGTTTATCGCCGGCTAATTCATCAAGACCTTCCAGTCCCAGATAAGTCTGCCATCCTCTTTTTGCGAATGATTGAACGTCTTTTGTTGAAGTGCCTAGAAGCTGCCGCGTCCCTGCAAGGTCACGTGCTCCTCCGGGCCATTTTGATCTGTTTTTGATCGCCGCACGCATGGCTTCATAGCCGACTTTGAAAAGAGGTCTGAGATAAGTTACCATCTATCCCCCTATACGTTCTGCCAACCCTGTGCGACTCCTGCTCCAAAAATTCCCGCGCCTAGCGCCTGTGATAGTGGATTTGTTTGTGGAGAGGTTCCCATGGTCGTTGACATTTGACCGGACGGTACGCCGCGGAAGATGTCGGACATAAATCCAAATCTTTGCATTGGGTCATACCTGTTGGTCAGCATTGCTTGGTACTCGGCATCCAGCACCTGCTGGTTGCGCTGCTGCTCGATTGATCCAGCCCCCATGAGGGACGCGATGTCCCCTTGTCCGAGTTGCTGTGTCATTCCTGCGGCTGTGCCATACCGTTGCATTTTATTTTCGAAGTCCCCCCTCGCTAATCCCATGGCCGTGCCGAATCCCTGTGAAAGGGACTGGCCGACGCCGAGCGCCTTTCCTCCGAGTAATTCAGCGTTCATGATTCCTTGTCGTGATCCACCGAAGGCTCCCTTTCCTGCGGCGCCTAGGTTGGCTTGATTGATCGCCGTATCATATTGTTTCTCTATCCCCTGCGTTACATAGTCCTGATACGGATCCAAATAATCTTTGTAGGATTCAGGATCGAAGTCCTGAACCATCCCTGTTCCCTGTGTAATCTGTTTTCCCTGCTCATCAAACGTGGGCATCTTTCCTAGATAATCTTCCCACGCCCCTATTCCTTTATAGGCGTTCTCCAGTGCGAGTTTCTGCTTGTCGGTAAATTCAGCGACCTGCTGCGCCGGAAGGGGTCCTGCGTCTGACGGTCTGGCGAGTTCCCTCGCCTGGTCCATGAGCCATAGGAATTTCGCCTCCATTTCTGGCGACATTCCGCTGGTTTGTGTTCCCATCGTTGTTCCGGATGGATAAGCTCCTACTACCATTATGCGCGTGCCTCCTGTGGTGTTTCTGATTCAGGGTCGAGCCTGTTCATCAATGAATAAAGTCCGTCCGCTCCCCCTGGAAACCTGTTTGTTGCCTTTTCGGTGAAGACGAACTCACCATTGGAGAGCGCCACTGGCTGTATGGAATCGGATTTCCCGGTCCCCGGACCAACGGCCTTTCCACCTGCGGTGTAGTCGTCTATGTAGCCGCCGCGGTTACGGAATCCTCCGTAGCCCGCTGGCGTATTGGTAGTGTAGTATGGATTCCTCCATCCTTCAGCCCAGATTTCCTTCGCTTCCTCGTAAGGGATTCCGAATTGGAACGCCCACATCCTGATCTGTTTCTCCTGGGACGCGAGCCATAGCTCCTCTTCGCTCATCCTTCCGCCGTACAGTCCTGCGACCTGCGGAACGAGTGACGCCATGACGTCGATGTTCTCGAGTCCTAGCGCCGCTGGAAGTCTTCCTATTCCTCCTGACTGTGTCGCCACTATTTGAGCGGCACTTGGGTCACGTGTGAAGTAATCCATATTAATTCCTTTGCTGGCTAAGTCTGTGGTTGTTGATGGTCCAAAACTAGAAGATATTCTAGGGGCTGATCCCAACATTTCAGCACCTTCTGCATATCCTGAAGGTCCCACTCCATATCCGGGATACACTCCTTCCATTCCTTTAGGAATATTATATGATTGAGTGACAGCTCCTGGCATTGTAACCGTATCGCCGACATTTCCGCGGGCGAAATCATACCAGTTTTTCTTGTCCCCTCCTAGTCCCAGTTGATTGTATTGTTTCGCGGCCTGTGCTCCCTGCATATAGGTGAACGGCAGTGACGCCGCACCGGCCCACATCGCCGCCTTTCCAGGATGCTTCGATCCCGTCAGTGTCGCGATCCCGTAGTTCATCGCCGCGTTCTTGAGGGCGTTCGAGATCATCGGGGATTTCAGCATCCCCAGTCCTTTCATCCCTCCTACTTTTGTCATCCACGGCGCCGCGTAAGGAGCCAGGACGCCGAGCGCCATGATTCCTGCCGGGCTTGACAATAAGTCCTTGCCGCCCTTTAATATGTTTTTAAATCCCTTGTCCAGCCAGCCCATTTATATCACCGTGATTGGTTGTTGATTCATGAAATCAGATTTGCTTTGAAAAGCATCCCTTGGTAACTCTCTTCTTAACCACTCAGGAATTACTCTCATAAAATCTTCATAATTAAATCCACCTTCTGTTATCATCTGTTGTATTATTGGCATCTCAAGTACTGTGTTTATTGCCTCTCCTTGTGGGGATACTTCATCCCAAAGAGGATCTCCTCCCGGCATAAAATTCCACTTCGATCCTTTGTTAATCATTCCTGGATCGCCACTTTGATAAATCTTTGCCAGCATAATGTCATCCATCATGTCATCATCCATCATGCCGGTCTTGAACTCCGTTGCCCATGGTTGAGATACAGGAAGATTTCCAAGTCCTGGAAATGTTTGTGGAGACAGGGTTTCTATTCCTTGCGGACCTCCTGCCGGTCCAAAATGAGGATTAGAAAAATAACCTTGTTGCCACCTATTATCATATGCGCTAGGTACGTCAGTAATTTCTGGAGGTCCTCCTGCCGGTCCGAAATCAGGATCCGAAAAATAACCTTGCTGCCACCTATTATCATATGCACTAGGTATGTCTGAAATAGTAACTTCATCATCAAATGGGGCTACGTAGTTATTAAAATCAACGTGAGGTCCTCTAAACCCAATGTCTTCTGTGATTGTTTCTCTATCGAAATGTGGATTTGCCATTATACTTTCCCCGCTATCGCACTCAGTACTTTATGAATCGCCACTTGAACTTTCACGTCACGTCGTATGTGGTGAACAGCCGTGGCAGTCGCAGGGTCAGAAACGTCGTCTTCGGCTTCCTTGTCGGAGCCGTATTCCTTTCCTGTCAGTGTGTTTGTAATAGTGACTTCCGCCGGTACCACGATCTGGGGAACCTTCTCCCCGTTGATGGTCACGTATTCCACTACTCCGTCATCATTTATAGGCATATTTTCTCCTTATATCAAGTATTTTCTTCATCATCAATCCTTAACTCTCCGGCGTGATGCTGGGTTGGTCTATCTGTTCCGACATTACATTGTCCATACTATACCTCCGTTATTGTTATTTCAAGCAAAGAAGCCACGGAATGCAGGTAATTGGCCGTTCCCGCTTTAATTTTAATCTTCTCTTTTTCCCTCATGACATGCGGCCTGCTCACTGTCTGCACCGTCGTGTAGCCGGCGATCGTTCCTGAGTTCCAGACAAAATCAGTGCCTGCGGCGTTGGTGACATAGACGTAGCTTGCCGCCGCCGCCAAGGCGTTGGTGTTCGTTATCCTCCATGAATTCAAGATGGCGGTCTTGCCGTCCGGAACCGTGTAGAGCGCCGTGGAATCCGTCGTAGTCAAGTCAGTCATGACATTTCTGTACAGGTTTCTTGACCCCCTATCATTCTCCAAAATGGCGAAAAAGAAATCAAATTCGTCCGCCGCCGTCGTGTTTACGACAATCTTTTCCTTTTCCCCCATCGTAAACGGCCTGTCAAACACGGTCGCGGTTGAATAGGCCGCAACAGCTATCGGAGGTGTGAGATAAAACAGGTTGGCTGATTCATCCTCCAGCTTAATGATGTAGGTGGGGGTGTTCCCCGCCAGCTCAGTCCTTCTCACTCCGTTCACGATTGCCGTCTTCGTGTCAGGCACGGTGTATACCGTGTTATCCCCAACTGATCCTAAAACCTGGACAGCATTTGTAAAAAGCTGTCCCATCAGTCAGCCATGAACCAAGTCAACGCTTCGTCCTCCGATCTTAACTGTTCCGGAGTGTACGATGAATTTAAAAGTTGAATCAACAAGTCCAATGTATTGATTAAAGAATTAATTTGAGCCGCGTCATATTCCTGGGGTGCCTGCGGCAGACGTGGCAGAGTTATCTGCGCCATTATCTTCTTCCGTCCGGCCTGATCTCAGCACGGTAGGTTCCAAATCTCCACGCCGTGTCAAGCGTCGAACTTTCTATTCGTATCGCCCCCTGCCGTCCTCTCGCACGCGTGTCAACCTTGGTCGTGCTTGACGTCACAGGAAAAGGACCACTGGTTCTTTGCGTTGACGCCGGATAGTCGCGGAACTTCAGTGAAACATTCACCGTTCCTGAAAGGTTCTTAAAGTCCGGAATGAATCTTTTGATCGACATGAGGTGCTCCCCTCCCTGCGGAATGACAAATTCTCCTGACTCCACGTATGAAGTCATCGCCGCGCCGTCCGCGTTGTTTCCTTTCTCCTGCGCGTACATGTAAGTTCTTCCCGCCGTAAGTCCTGTTATTGTTGTAATCGTAGTTGCCGTGTCCGTCGGCGCGTAAGTTGTTGCGTAAGGAAAATTGTAGACTCCCTTATCGGCCCAGCTTGTTCGCGCGAGAGTCCCCACTTGCCACACGTCTTCCTTGATGTTGTAAGTCACGCAGCGATCCACTTGTGATGCCCCGTTTGTGGGATAAAACCAGGTAACCTCGTTGAATTCACTGTTTGCCGCTGCAAAAACATCCTTCTGATTCGCCTCGTCAATGTCCGTGAATACATAATCCTCCACGGAGCATGGAATTTTAAGCACGGTGCCGTCAAACTTGAAGAAAGAATCACGGCCCATCCAGTAAGCCACGCCGTTAATGTCAATGGCAGCGTGCAAACCTACTGCTCCGCAATGGGAACCTAATTGTGAAAATCCGAAAATGAACGGAGCACCAATCAGTTGCATTTGGTACATGGCCGTGTCTGACCATATCAAAACAGCGCCACGCGAACGCTTGGCGGAAATAATCTTGCTTCCGTCCGTCAGTCGCTGTGAGCCTGCCGTGTTCGTTGCGGTAGGCGTCCATGTATTGACATCATCCTGCGCGCACCACCGAATGAACATGTCATCCTGCGTGGAGGTGTCCCCTATGGTCGTTTCCGTCCCGAAAAGGACAATGAAACGATCCGTTCCTGAAACAAGCATTCCACGGCTTTTGGTGGGTGCGTTTGAAACCGTCGTGTTGGTCGCGATGTTAGTCATGGGATCCGCAAGTCCTCCTGACGTGTCCCAGTAGTAAAGCTTGCCGTTGAGGTACTGGCAGAGGGCGTCCTCGCCCCAAGTATCAAATGACCATTTACCTGAATCCAGTTGAACGCTGTTGGGAGCAGCTAATGTTGAACGTGATGTTCCCCATCCTGGGCCTCCTGAAGCGCCTCCCCACGGGCCCGCACCAAAGCCGTATCCTAGAATGGAAGTGGCTGGGGTAGTGTTTATTTCATAAGTGGCATTTGCAGTAGCAACCACCGCACCAGTGCTTGTAGCGGCAGATTTGGCAATGATGGTGTATACGCTGGTAGATGTTACTGATTGAATTTCAAATTCTCCTTCGAGATTAGCGGCGGGAATTCCATTGACTGCACCGGACACGGTGTCAATCGTTACAAAATCTCCTTCAATCGCGCCGTGCGCGGCGTCAGTTATCTCTACGGAAGTTGTTGAATCAGTTTCAAATCCTGTGATGTTTCCTGTCCCAGTCGCACGGGTTGGGGTTATGTCATACCACGCCCCCTGTGCGAAGAGATAAAGTTTTTTGTTTGTTCCTATGATGGAGTACTGGTCGCCGTCCAGCGAGAACCATGTCACGATTCCACGCGTGGCACCTAGCAACGCGTCACTCGTTACCTTGTCCCATCCACCAATCTTCTCAGGAAGACTGTAGCGAAAACGCATGTTGTCTGAATCAAACCACGTCCCCTCGGCGCCATATTCTGTAACTTGCTTATTAACACCGGGCTGAAATGGCATCTTGATAAGTGGCATTTAAACTCCTATACTGCTGAATCGTAAAATCTAATCCAACGATCAGTTCCGTTAATACTTACTCTAATGGCCCCTACCTTACCACCACCTGTATCGGTTGAGGAAGATAGACTGGCTGAACTGTCAGCTGCCGAAGTTCCTTCATAATAGATAAATCCTTTATCCGTATCCAACTGGTTCAAATTCAGGCATGTAATGGCTGCGGTCGTGCCAGCTTGCTTAATCTCCACGCGTGCATTGGCAGGGGCACTTGTCCCCATTCCAATCTTATCCGCTGAACCGTCCACCAAAAACATGTTGGTTTGAGCATCAGACCCACCAGTCTCCACCCTGAAATCCTTTGTTCCGGCATCATCATTGAAAATAATATCCCCTTCCACATTGAAATCAGCCGTAGGGGTCGCTGTATTAATGCCTACACGATCTGTGCTTGCATCCAGATAAAGAAGATTGGTTTCAGTTGCTCCGGCAAAACGCGCATCGAGATCCGCTTCCGTTGTATTAAAGGTGAAAGTTCCGCCGTCAATGTCGGTGTTCCCTGATGCCCTGAATGTTCCTACGACGTCCAAATCAACGCCTGGAGCGTTTGTATTAATTCCCACACGGTCAGTGCTGGCATCAATATAAAGAAGGTTAGTTTCAGAATCGCCCGCAAAGCGTACGTCATAGTCCCCTTCCGAAGTGTTGAATGTAAATGTTCCTGTATCGAGGCTGACGTTTCCGGCGCTAGTCAGTGTTCCCCCTGCCTTTATGTTTCCTGCGTCGGCGAGTACGTCAAACGCCGTGGTTCCGTCCGTGTAAATAATATATTTTGATCCTGTAGTTGCCACAAGAGTAACAGCTGTTCCGCCAGCCGGCCCGAAGGTCAGTGCATACGGCCCAGCCCCGCGATTGGTGGCGTCATCAATGAAGTACCATGTTTCCACGGCCTCGCATTCAACGGCCATCGCCCCCGTGAGTGTTCCCGTTAATTTAAGTGAGGCTCTGCTTTGCTCATCACTTGTTCCAGATGTTCCACTCGAGACCGTCAAGCTCGTAGTGCCGCTTCCCGCGACATCAACAGCCTTGTATCCCTTGATTCCTTTTTCTACTTTCTGAAGGTTTTCATTTGTAATGGTGCCCCACGTTCCGGCGTTAGCGCCAGTCGTCTGAAGGTCAAGATTTAGTATCGTCGAATCAGCCATTATATCTCCTTATGTTTTTGGCACCACAATCCATGTAGCCGCACCCGCATCATCCACCCTGTTCCAGATGGTCAGGATGGGTGTTCCCACTGCAACGTTCGCCGCCACTCCTGTCGGGGTGACCACCGCCGTTCCTGAAACCGTAACGGTTCCCAGCGCGACGTCAGCCGAGACTCCCGTTGGATGAATTGTCCATACGAGTGTAACAGTTCCAAGGTTAGCTGTCGAGTAAACTCCTGTTGGAGTAACCACCGCCGTTCCTGTAACCGTAGGCGTTCCTACGTCCGCATCGGCTGTAACTCCCGTAGGCGTTACCGTTGCCGTTCCTGTCACCGTAGGTGATCCCACGGCGGCGTCAGCCGTAACTCCTGTTGGTACCACAGTGGCGTGCCCTGTGACCGTCACCGTTCCCAGAGCAACTTCCGCGTAGACTCCCGTAGGTTCCACAACGGTCAGTATTTCGCTCGTCTCAGCAAAAGCTAATGAGGCAATGGCTCCCGCACCGAAAGACATCTAGGCCCCCGGTTTAGGGTATTTCAGTTTTATCTCAGCACGTTTCTCGTCTACTGCCGTCTTGTCTTCCGTGTCATATAATGCGACAACGAGTTCTTCTATTGAAGGATATTCTGCTTTTCTTTTTCTTGCGTATTCCTGTGCGTCATATTCTGTTTTAACTTTATTCATTTCAGCGTTGACTGCTTCCCAAGTAAGTTCTGAATGAGGATTGACTTTAGTTGTTATGGAGGCACCATTCTCCACTCCAGTAACCCATTCAATCTTATCAAAACTTTCCTGTGAATCTACATCTCCGTGAACAGTCGCCTCAACATCAGGTTTTAAAGTAAATAACGCTTTCCAAAATTTTTCTAGGTTTTCCATCTGTTCATTAACTCCCGTCTATTTCCATTGCTATGATGAGAGAAATAAAACTACCATGCGACCCATAAACAGTTTGACCTGCTTGATATGCCCTAAATCTGGCATCATATGTTATCGCACTTGTTGAACTTGGAGCGTCCACATAAATCATCGGAGTTCCATACCAACCAGACGTGGTTGACGCTTGAAGGTCATAAATTTGTTCTAATTGCGTACTGTCCCTATAAAAAGTCAATATGCACTCATCATTGGTTGCATTACTATTTAAACTGTTACTCATCCAATTTAATAAGATTTTACTTGAAGTGGCTGACGGGGTTATGTCCACCGTAGTTCCACAAGTTACAAAACTGGTGCTAGATGTAGAAGTAGACCCTGGAGAGGTATTTAAAGTATATTGCACTTGCAAAATTTTTCCACCACCAGGTTCCGCCTTGTAAGTTTGATCTCCGTATAATACCGTGCTTGAACTAGCCGTTCCACTGCCCAGCCTAGCTGTTGGAACCGTTCCGGATCCGAGATTCGTTGCGTTCAAAGCTGTAAAATTAATACCTGAACTTGCGGGCATAGTAGCTGGGGGTGTCAGGGTGGATGCGCTGATGTCCAGTGTTGCGCCTGACGGCACTGAAATCGTATCACCTGACGTACCAATCTCCAACGCCGTTCCGCTTTGGGGATCTAGTTTGTCGACTTTTAAGACTGAGGCCATTAGGGTTTACTCCATATTGAATGTTTAAGTGATTTGTTTTCCACCTTGCCTTCTATTTCTAATAAAGCATCATAATCACTAGCAGAATATGTAGTCGGTATATCTCTTAAAGATTGTCTCCACGCCACCTCTGCTTCCGTCATTTGACCTCTGAATACCCACCAGTCTGTTTCTTGTAATTTTCGTTGTCTGATATGTTTAATGCGTTTTAATTTTTCAGCATCACTATTCCATTCATCAACATCTTTTATTCTTTGTGATTTTTCTTCTGGTGTCATATCTCTTAAACCAACAATATTATCCCAAACTTTATAATTTTCTGCCATAACTACTCCCTAACTACTCTTCCACGCATAAATTGTCATCTCTGAGCCAGCAGCTACGGTGGTGGCTGAATAATATACATCTAGACCAGTAAAAGAAGTATTACTATCAAAATGTCCTGCATTATAACTCGCAACACAATCTGTTACATCCGACCTTATGAAACTTCCGTTGCCAGTATATCTTGTAGAAGTTCCTCCAAACGGATTATAAAATGTGAATGTGCCGCAAAAACCTTTCCAATCACCAGCCGATTCTGAACCATCTGCTATTTGAAACTGTGTTTGGTCTACACCTGTATTACTAGCTTGGTGTCCATCATCATCAAAATATCTACTTGCATATCTATACTGAGCAGACGAGTCAGTTGAGCCAGAAGCTCCGCCTGTTCTAAATCTAAAATGTAAATTATTGCCATCTGCTGAAGCTCTGACATTCTGAAAGAGTACAAGATAGTTTCTGTAAGTAGTTGTAAATATATCATCAACAACAAAATTAGCAGCTGAACCTAAAACAGCGTGTTCGATTAATGTCAGTTGACCACCACCAGCAGCATCCCAAGTTCCGTCACCCCGCCAGAACGTCGAGCTAGAAGCCGATGTTCCACTGTTAAGGTTCGCCACAGGCAGATTACCTGTTACATTAGCTGTCAGATCGCAGTAGGTTGTTGATGTAGAATTTGTTCCGCCGTTGGCAATTGGAAGTGTTCCTGTAACATTAGAAGTTAAATTTGCATAAGTTGTTGAAGTCGATCCTGTTCCACCGTTTGCTATAGGTACCGTTCCTGAAAGATTAGTGGCATCATTCATTGTTCCACTGGCCAAAGTCACGTCCGCATCAGGAAGTGTTACTGTCCTGTCAGCACCCAGACTCGCCGGTGAGGCTATGGTAATATTGCTTGTATTATCATTTTCGAAAAGCTTTATCGTGCCGGTACTTTTTAGACGAATTTCTGCCATTTATTATCCTATATACTTTCTGCTAGTTTAGCGGTATAAGCATCTTTAACTGCTTGCGTCCAAATACCACTATTGGCTACTGCTTGAACATCAGCGTGTTCTTTCGCTAAATCTTCATCAGAAATATTACAATGAATAACGTGTCTGTGGGCTGCACGGGAAAGTTCTTTCCCATCTTCCTTTATCACGGTATCCGTTCTAACTTGAATATGCTTATATTCAGTTACAACTTCAATCCTGTTTATTTCATTTTCTTTGGTTAATGCCATTTTTTACCTCCTTTTAATTATCCTTCAGCAAGCATATGTAACTGAAAGTTGAATATGCTGACTCCCCATTTCATTTTGAGGCATTGCAGTATCGTCTTCTTTGAAAAATTTCAATGATGTTGAGGCTTCCATAGCTCCACCCCAAGCAACCACTCTTGCAGTGCCAATATATCTACATACTGCATAATCTGAACCATTTCCAGATACAGTAAAAGGAAGTCCAGAAAATTGCATTTGAGTACTGTCCCCAGAGGAGTTCACATCTACATAAAAAGTTATGCAACATCTGTTTCCAATTCTTGTATAAGACGCTTCATAAGTAGTATCTATTCCCTTTGTTCCTCCCACAACTGCTGGTGTCCAGCTACCTCTCTCATAATAATCTAAAGTATTAACATTACTAGATGCTAAATTATCTAATTTTATTCCACCACCTGATGTAGTTAATGCAAGTGTAGTTCCATCATAAGTCATGGAAGCTTCGCCTTGTATTGCATCTGCTCCCGTTACAGTTACAACTGTATTATCTGTTGATCCTGTAAGAGCAACTCCAGTCGGTTCTGCTTTATAAGTCTGATCTCCGTATAATACCGTGCTTGAAGAAGCTGTTCCTGAACCTAGACGAGCTGTTGCCACAGTTCCTGCTGTGATGGATGAGGCGTTCATTGTTCCTGAAACAGCGAAAGTCGCACCTGATGGTACTGTTATGGTATCGCCCGAGCTGCCAATTTCTAATGCCGTTCCCGTACTGGGATCTACCTTATCTACGTTTAATGTACTCATACTATGACCACGTTACCTGTTATTGTCACCGTTCCCGTATAGGAAACTGGTCCGGCCAGCACAGCCGATTCAATGTAATGATTTCCGTCTATGGTTACCTGATGGGTGAAAAACCCGTCCTTGGCGCTTTCCTGACCAATATATAAAGTTCCATTTTGATCTTTCGTTTCAGCCATGTTATTCCTCCTTATGAACTAATCGCGTCTACGTAACTAACCCATGCCGCAC